TTATCTATAAAACCAAAAGGTGCCATGTCTGCCTCAATTGCGTTCTTTTGATCTGTAAACATTTGTCCTCGTACATCAACATTTGTTAGTTCTTTAAAATATCTTTGATTGGCAACCCAAGAAAAGATAACTAGACACATTACTAAATCATCATGAGCACCACTCTCAGCCTCAAAAGATTTTCCCCTAGAAATAAAAGTAGATAGTTCAGATACAATATCAAAATCTTGAACAATTAACTTATCACCTTCTATCAGACTTTTCAGATTTGAAGTTCCGATTTTTTTAGTACCTTTCGTCATTCTTAATCCTAGTTGATTACCTCTACCACTAAAGCCGCCACCTAATACTTGACCTGCTCTACCTCGTTGTGTAACCATCATCATGTTGTCGTATTCTAATTCAAATTGCATTGCGTCTGCCACTTGTTGACCTAAATCGTTTATCTCTATTAACACATATGCCTTGTTATAATAATCTGCTACCTTCTTTAATATATTCGGAAAGACAATCGGTTTGATATCATTGTTTCGATACTTTGCAACTATCTTATATGGTGCCTGTGTTACGTCAATTACTATAAAGGCAGAATAGTCATTTGCAATACCTCTTGCAACGTCAACAGTTGTGACATAAGTATGATTCTTTTTAGGCATTTCATAAACATCTAATCCATCAGGACTTCTTTTAGGGTCAACGATGGCCATTGTCTTTAATTTTTGTGCATTGATAAGTGTATCAACACTACCTAGAAACTCACATTCAAACTCGGTTTGAAACTGTGCCTCACTTGTATTCTTGATTGTTTGTTTTTTCCATTCTTCATCACGACCAGGCACTTCTGACCAGTGTACTTCAATAGGTTGAAAAGTATTTTTCTTATTAACAGCATCCGTCCACATCTTATAAAACATATTCATTCCATGTGGAGTAGATACTATCATTACTTTAGATGATTTACCAGACGAGATTGTAGGATAAACTGAGCTAAAGAATTCTTCCGCAATATTGTTGGGTACATAGGCAAACTCATCTAGGAATATAATATTAAAGGTACTTCCCCGAACAGCACTTGATGAAGTTGAAGCCGCAACGATTCTACTTCCGTTTTCTAGTTCTAGGGAACCTTTGTTCCAGTTAAGAACGCCTTGTTGCATCCATTTCGGCAAGTACTCGTAAGCTAATTGCAATCGTCCTAATAAATCTCTTGCCGTAGAAGATTTGTTGGCTAGTATTGCAACATTCACATTATCGTTAAACAAAACGTAATGTAAGAGGTAGGAGACAATGATAGTTGACTTTCCACTTTGTCTAGGTAACTTACATATTGTAAACCTATTGTCGTGAAAAGTATCTACCATCTTCCGCTGAAAGTCATACATCTCAAAAGGTACAAGACCTTTATCAATTGTGACAATTTTTAAATAGTGTTCTATGAAATATTTAGGATCCTCAAGACACTTCATCACTTCATCTACTTGTTTTTTAGTAAATCGTGTTTTTGTGTGAGCCTTTTTTAAATTAGGATTACCTAAGTATTGGTCTAAAGTTGCCATTATTTTTGATCTTTGTTTTTCTTTATCATTTTTTGTAGTTCGGTTGTTGAACCTACAAATAAAGCATTAGTAACATTTTTTGGTCCTAGTTCTTTTACATCTTTAATTTTTTTAAGTTTATCTTGTAAGTCTAGTAGATTTTGTGCAATCTCACTTTGACCTTTAATTAATTGTCCTGCCACTTCATATGCTCTAGGGTGTTCACCTTCTTTTGCCAATGCAAGTATTCCGTCTATTGCTTCGTTACCTTTTTCTAATAACTTGTAAAGTTCTCCTCTACCAGTATCAAAGTCTGTATCAACATCATCATTTTGTGGTGCGACAGGTTTAGGTGGTTCTTTTGCAATCTCTAAAGGATTCTTTTCTTCTGTTTTATCTAGCACTTCTTCTGCTATGTTTAGTACTTCATTTAACTTGTCGTCAATATTACTCATTTTAAAACCTTTTGTTATTATGTATCGTTACCAGTTCCCTCATCATAGTTTTTACCATCATTAAAAAACTCTAACGTTTCTGTGTATGTATAAACATCATCTTTGTCAGCACTTGTAGGATTAGGAGTGACTGTCACTCTTTCACTACGAGATGGACTTTTATCTGCTGTATCAGTATATAAATCTGCTGATACTTTTCTTATAATAGCACTTGAACTAATTGGTCCATATAGATATATTTTTGCAGTAAATTTTAATGTGTATATAATTCTTCTTCTATCTGTTAATGCACCTTGATAACTATCTTCGTAATCAACACCTTCTAGTATAAATGGAATATCTCTTTTTGTATCCATGTAATCTCTATCAATAATCATAGTGACTGTATAGTCTGGTTGAAAGTATGGTAGTATCTGCTCTATGATTTGAAGACCATCGTCTGAGGTTGCAGTAAAAACATTTAATTCAAAACTTACATCATATGGCACAGGAGAATATTGAGTATATACTTTTTTTTCATCTCCACTAGCATTCTTAGCCACACTACGTTTCTGATTTTTATTTAATTTACGAGAAGAATCATAAGCATAACCAGTGACATCAAATGACATTCGAGGTAGAGTAATCGCCACGCTTGAATCGTCTCCAGTTAAATTTGCATTTTGATCTAGTCTTGCAATAAACTTTTCTTTAGGTGCATATGATAAGGGCACTCTAATAGTTTGTAAAGGATTCCCGCTAGAATCCAATCGTTTAATATTGATATTATTAAATATCGTACCAAATGCAATTACAGTATTTCTTATTGATTTGTGGTAGAAGTGTTGTCCAAACATTATTGTCCTTTATCTGCAATCTTACCTTTATTAGGTCCTTCTTTAATTATGTAATCTTGCGTGCCATTTGCACCAGCGACTACTTCTTTTCTTAATGATCTTTGCAACTCTGCTTCTTTTTTATGCTTGTTTACTTCTTTAGCATGTTCATTCAATTGTCTATGTCTATCTCTTTCCATAATTTTTATACCCATATCCTTTTTTTCTATCACCATATAATTTCTGCCATGACCAACTTGTCAATGCAGTAGAATAGTGATTGATTTTTTCTAAAATATATTTAATAATCATCAACTTCTCCAAAAGGGTTTCTTTCGCTAAAATCTAATATATCATCAGCAGTAGATGATGTGTTTGTGCCAGCAGCAGTTTCAAATGCTTGTCCTTGATCAACAGGTTGTTGTGCTGACATTGTGAAGCTTTCATTAATAAGATAACCTATCTCACCAATATCACTTTCTAGTGTGATTGCACCAGAGGCAGATGTACCAGTTTCTAAACTAAACTGAAAGTTCATTGTGTCTGTTGATAATGCGTCCTCAACAGCGTCAATAGAAGTAATGCCTGTATCAACTCTTTCAGAGCTGTATTCCCATTTAGTACAAGATAATTTGTAAACAGGTAAAGCACTTTGTTGATAGAAAGGTTGTTCGTGTTCAACAAACTGTATCTCAAAGAATGCTTTTGTTGTAGGAAAATATACTAGATCGCCTTCTTGTGGTCGTTCAGCAACTAGATCGCCATTGTTAGATATTAAAGTTTCCCATCTCAATTTTGATACAGTAAACTTAATATCATCTCTTAATTCTAAACCAAACTTCTTGATTATCTCTTGTTCACCCATGTATCCATCAGTATTGTCAACATACATTTCTATAATGTATGAATCATCAAAAGACGAAGCAGGGTCTTCACCGAAGATAGTATCTTTATTTGCTATCTTTCTCGGTAAGTAATAAACATCTTGACCATATATCTTAAGCTGTTCTATAATTAAGTCTTCATATAGTCTTTGCTCAGATGTAGTGCCAGTGCTGAAATAAACATTAGTTGGCATTTAATTTTTATCCTTGTTGCATATGTGCAGGCTCTTCATAATTCGATCTAATTTCTTCTTCAAGTTTTTGTTGCTCTGCGATTGCCGTAGAAAATAATTCAGGTCCATTAAGTGTCACTCCACCTAACATTGCTGTACCATTAAATTTCGACAGGTTTTGTCCCCATTGTCTTTTGATTAATGCTGTTGTGTATCTTTTTAAATAGATATCATCATACATATCTGTATTGTCATCTGGATTTAATTTTCTAAAAACTTCCATAATTAAATATTCACCTGCTGTGATATCTCTTGACCAATCCATATCAATGAATAGTTTATTTGATAGATGATTAAATCTCATTGGTTTCTCACCAACTAGTATATGATCTAAAAAATCTAAATGACGCATTGTCATTTCATAGTGTACAATACTTGTAGATGAAAAATCATATAAATCATTTAATCTTAATTGATATCTAACATCAAACATATTTAAATTTGCTCTATCAGATAAAGGAAATACATTTACAACAGAAATTACTGAAGCAGGAACAACAAGAAAATTAGCTCCTTGTTTCCATGCTGTTGTCACACTACCTTGTGTAATTGATTCAGATGTATCTGTTGTCATTCTAGTAACATCAGCTTCTGTCACTAAATATTTTAAATACATTCTCTCAACACCATCTGTATGATATTGACAAAAATATTGTACTGCCTCGTCTATTCTATCATCAACCTGATCGTCATCAACATTTATATCGATAACAGGTTTACCCAATGCTCTTAAGCAGTATTCTTTTAATGTTGCTTTTGTACTTGGTACGGCCATAATTTTTCCTTATAATACTATTTAGTTATCCTAGAGCAACTGCTTGTGCAATTGCAAATGCCTTTGTTGCTTTTAAGTCTAAAGCAGTTTGTATATTTCCTGTCACACCATCTACATGATTTAATTCAGTAGGTGTTGCTGTAATAGCAGTTGAACTTTCTGCTGCCAAAACAGGTATAGTTCCTGAAACATTTGGCAATTTAATTGTTCTATCAGCAGTAGGATCAATTGTTGTTAATGTTGTTTCGTGTGCGTCATCTGTTGCACCTTCAAACACAAACGCATTTTGTATATTAACTGTTGTAGAATCCACAGTAGTAGTTGTACCTTGTACTGTTAAATCCCCAGCAATGGTTACATTTCTAAATCCAGTAATATCTTTACTAGAGTCAACAATTACTGCTTTACTAGCAGAAACTGTACCTGCAGTCACGCCAGTTAATTCTGTAGCACCAGCGTCTGCACCAATAAATTTTCCGTCAGAAGAACTATATTTTAAAAACTTACCATCTACAACAGCAGTACTTTTTTGAACATCATCTAAATTTTCTAAACGAACTTCACCACCACCGCCAAGAGTAGATAATTGAATAGAAGTTAAATTCTTAAAGTTTAAAAACTCTTTAGTTAATTTATCTAGTGAGTCAATCGATTTCAAAGACTTCATCTTGTCTTTGTCTAACTCATTCGCAACTTTCATTTCTGAAATATGCTTTAATACTTTGTCAACTATTAGAGGGTCTGCTTCTATGTCTTTGGCAGAAGCACTCATTAGACCTTGAAGTGCTAAAGAACCTGCCTGTCCATATTTTTCTTCTACTAGTTTCTGTGCCTCTAGTGTCTTAGCGTCAATCTCAACTTTTGGTTTTTCTAAACCAGAGTCAATTAATAATTTTTGTTTTCTTTCTTCTTCTAGTCTTTCTTGTTTGACTTTCTCTTGTTCAATTTTTTCTTCTATTATCTTTTTCTCAAATAATTCAGATAGAACATTTAATCTTGCCTGTGCTCTTTCTTGTTTCTCTTCCTCAGATATTTCATTGAAAGATGATTCAGAAATGGCTTCAGTATTCTCTACTTCAATTTGTTTTTCTGTTTTAGGTTTGTTAATTAAACCACCAAACATTTCTTCTAAAGCAGAAATCTTAGCGTCTTCTTCTTTTATCTTCTTATCTAAATCTTCTTTTTCAAACTCTACATTAGAAAGAAAAGTCTTTAATCCTTTTTCAAGGTGCCATTCACTTATTTGTTTCTCAGGATCGATAGATAGTTGTTCTGGTTTTTCTAACTCACCTGCTAATCTTGCTTCTTGTAGTTGAGTTATCTGTTGTTCAATATCTATATCAATCTCTAATCCACTATCAACTTGTTCAAGTTTTACTTTCTCTTGTAAACCTGGCCAATTGCTATTGATGTATTTTTGAGTTGACATAACTATCTAGTCACGCTTGGTGTGACTGTTGCTCTTCCTTCAATTCTTCTAGTGATGATACCACTTGAATCTGTTTCAGTTA